GTGAATGATTCAAGCGTTGATTGGTCCGGTCACAGGGCTGCTAGATAAGTTTATCGAAGACAAAGACCAGAAGAACAAGTTGGCTCACGAAATTGCCACGATGGCTGAAAAGCAGATGCATGAGCAGGTGATGGCCCAGCTAGAGGTGAATAAGGCCGAGGCCCAGCACCGTAGTATATTTGTGGCGGGTTGGCGTCCGTTCATCGGGTGGACATGTGGTATTGCGTTAATGGCGCACTTTGTTTTATTCCCGGCGACAGACTTTGTTGTAGCGTACATGGGATATGAAATACCGCCAATGCCAGCTTTTGATATGGAGAGCCTGATGACTGTGCTGTTGGGCATGCTCGGATTGGGCGGGATGCGTAGCTTTGAAAAGTTCAAGGGTATAGCAAAGTGATTACGGTAGAGCAGTTTCTACGTTGGAAGATTCTGCCAAGATTTATGATGTTGGTTAGCACCGCTATGTCGTGGCGCTGTGCTGAGTGGTTTATGTCTTTGGAAGATCCGACGGCGTCGCAATCTGCTTTTGTCAGTGTAGTTATGGGAGTGATGACTGGTGTCTTCGGAATCTGGATGGGACACGAGCACAAAGACCACAAAGAGTGACAGTCCATGCGTTGGTGTTTGTACGCTTGACAAAGATGGTATAAGATGTATTGGCTGCGGTAGAACAATTGAAGAGATAACAAATTATGGCAAAGCCCAGAGTAAGTCAGTTCGCTGATGATTTAAAAATTAGCAGGCCAAAAGCAAACAAGCTAATGAAGAAGGCTCGTGCTCGTAAGGATGGCGGGTCAGAAATATTAGATAGTTATTCTCCAGAGCTACGCAAAAGGATGCAACGCTTTGAGGATGCAGAACGTATATTCACCGAAGACACGAGGATAGGAACCATGTCTGAAGACAAGAAGAAAAAGATGAAGCTGCCTAAGTCCAAGAAAAAGATGCTGGACAAGATGCAGAGTGATGTAACTAAGAACCCCGGCACACTTTACGATGCTATGGAGCAGGCTGATCTTGAGTTTGATGGTGTTGAAGAAAAGTCACGCGGCGGCGGCATAGCTATTCAAGGTACAAAGTTCGTCGGAGTCAGATAATGGCTGATACGGGTGGTGGGTTCAGCAGCGTAAATACAAGCGGCATGACAGCCGCTGATTATGCTGACGATGAAAACTTTGATCAAAGTGTCGAGCAAGATAAGGCTATGGCTGCTTTTGGCGGCGGCGATGGCCCCGACAACAATCAAGTCACCTTTAACAAAAATCGCGGCATAACTTCTAACAACCCCTACGGTAAAGATGGTTTCTTTAGTCGCGTCTTTGGTATTGATCCTAGCAAGATTAGTTACGCTGGTAACTTCAGCCCAGACCCCGGCAAAGATTTTGCTATCAGGCAGGGTATAGCAAACAATCAATTTGATAAGTTTATGAATCCCATGCGGGATTTAGGGCAGCGTCCCGGCACTGTAAGACCCGGTCTTAGTGCAGGTGACGAAACAGCTTTTGGAACTGTTGAGTCTCAGTATACGCAACAAACCCCGCAAGAAATGGCAACAAGATTTGGTGCTTCAGTACTTGGGGGACCACTTTTTGGCGGTATTCTGTCTCAACTAGGCACTAAAGAAAACGTAATCGCTGGTCTCTCTCCCGGTTTTGATCCACAAAATCCTCGTGGACCTCAAGGTATATTGGGTCAAGCGGCTAGTCTTCTAACTGGTGGTGTGGACCCAACGCAGGCGACAGCGCAAGCGGCGGCAGGTATACAGAGCCTGAGAGATCGCTTTGCTCCAGACACACCCATGCCCGGAGTTATGCCTACGTCTCCACCAGATCGCCCTGCAAGAAATCCAGATCCTTTAGCAGGGTTTGAACAAAGAATTGACAGAGTTCCTACAGGTCGTCCAGCACCAAGACCAGATGCCAGAATTGAAAAATACGCAGCACCAAGACCAGATGCCAGAATTGAAAAAAAGGACCCAATCTTAGATGTGTTTACACGAGGAGTTGGTCCGTATCTTGATCAGAGTACAGCAACACCACAAAATCCTGTGCCTCAGATTAGCCGAGTTGGTTTTGGCAGGCCATCAAGTTCTTTTAACCCAGCAGATTACATGGGTCAGACTGTTTTTGGAGAACCCGTTACACTAGGATCAACAGTAGACACAAGTAACATGTATGATCAAGGTGGAGGTATGTATAGAACTACACCTAAACAATCTGCACTTGAAAAAGCGTTAGAAATGCTTGGTATAAGTCAAGGTCGCAGAGGTCCGGCGGCTCAGATATTTGTTCCTAACAAGGAAAAAAGCTTACTCGACAGCATAAATTTTGGAGGAATGTTTAACTAGTGGACGTAGTAGATTTTGTGAAAAAGTACCAAAAGCTCTTGAATACTAGAGTAGAAGAGCTTAGTGTATCGGTGACTAGCGGCAGTGCTTCTAGTTATGAAGACTATAAAGCAAGAGTTGGCGAAATACAGGGTGTTGCCTTTGCTCTTGATGAACTTAGATCCCTGCTACAAAAGGCTAACTATGACGAAGACTTTGATAGTACCTGACTACATCCTTGAGCAGCAACGTGCAAAAAAACAAGCCGAAGAAGCTGCAAAATCTAAATCAATAAAAGAACGAGTGCCGCAGCCAACAGGCTGGCGCATTCTTGTTATGCCGTATATGGGCAAAGAAAAGACCGATGGCGGTGTCTATATTCCAGATGCCGCTCGTGAAAAGGAAGCTCGTGCGACAACCGTAGCTTATGTCGTAAAGGTAGGTCCTTTAGCATATCAGGATCCCAACAAGTTCGGTGACGATTGTGAGCCGTGGTGTAAAGAGGGTGATTGGGTGTGTATTGGTCGTTATGCTGGATCTCGTTTCAATATTGAGGGTGGCGAGGTTCGTATTATCAACGATGACGAAGTCATTGCAACCATCATCGATCCCGATGATATAAAGACATACGGAGTTTAGTATGCCTGATGTAGCAGAGAAGCAAGAAGAACTAGAATTGGAAGAAGTAGAAGTGGTCGAGGCGGAAGCTGAAACCGAAGCAGATGAGCAAAAGGCAGAAGCCGAGCCACAAGAAGAGGCAGAAGCCGAAGCTCCTAAAAACGATAACGAAGATGAACTAGCACAGTATTCAGAGTCTGTTCAGCGTCGCATTCGTACTTTAACGGGCAAGTACCGTGAAGAAGAGCGACAGCGTCAGGCAGCAATTGAGTATGCCGAAGCTGTAAAAAAGCAAAACGAAGAGCTAAAATCTAAGTTAGATAATCTTGATAAGTCATATCAAGGTGAGTTTGGTAGTCGCGTCGAGTCTCAGATTGAGTCTGCAAAGCAGGCGTATCAAAAGGCATATGATGACGGCGATGCTGAAGCCATGTTTGAGGCGCAGAAGAATTTAAGTAAGCTGGCTTTAGATCAAGCACGACTAGAAGAGTCTAAATCTAAGCGCGAAGCAGCGACAGAAGCCGTTGCAGCACAGCCGCAACAGCAGCCACAGGCACAGCAGCCACAACAAAAGCCAGCACCAGATCCCAAGGCAGAGCTTTGGGCAACTAAAAATGAGTGGTTCGGTACAGATCAAACCATGACTTATGCTGCTTTTGGCGTACATAGGCAATTAATTGAGGATGAAGGATTTGACCCATCGTCCGATGAGTACTATAATGAGCTTGATCGTAGGATACGAACCGAATTTCCGCACAAGTTTAAGGAAAAGGTTCGTGATGCGGGACCCAGAGTCGCTTCTGCTGAGTCCACGGCTTCTAAGTCGTCATCACCAAAGAAGCGCAGAACAGTCAAACTTACGCCTTCGCAAATCGCTATTGCGAAACGGTTGAATGTTCCGCTTGAAGAATATGCGAAATATGTTAAGGATTAGGATATGACTGATAGAAAAACTCGTGAATCAACATCACGCGCAAAAACAACACGGCGCAAGCCGTGGACACCACCATCAAAGTTGGCAGCACCTGAAGCGCCAGCAGGCTACTCACATCGTTGGATCCGTACCTCAATACGCGGAGAGGATGATCGTACAAACGTAGCGGCAAAGCTTCGGGAAGGTTGGGAGCCAGTACGGGCTGACGAATACCCGGATATGGCTGATCAATATCCAACTATTGATGAAGGTAAGTATACTGGAGTTATTGGTGTAGGTGGCTTAATGCTTGCACGGATTCCAGAGGAAACGGTTGAAGAAAGAACTGAGTATTACCGGGAGCAGACCCGCAATCAAATGAAGGCCGTTGACGATAACCTGATGAGGGAACAACACCCCTCAATGCCTATACATAATGATAGGCAAAGTCGTGTATCATTCGGGGGCAAAGACTAGTCCCCTTAACTTGATAAGGAGTAAGCAATGGCAAACGTAAATGTTGCCTTCGGCCTCAAGCCGATCAATACCGCAGGTAGCACTCCGTCTACCCAAGGTACAAATGCATACTTCATCGGCAGCAGCGCAAGCGCGATTTTTCAGGGATCAATGGTGAAGGCAGATAACGGTGGAAGTATCGTTATTTGTTCTGCTACCGGAGATACCGAAGCTCCCGTTGGTGTTTTTGCTGGCTGTGAATATGTAGATGCCACTACCGGAAAGAAGAAGTTTTCTAACTTCTGGCCCGGTTCGGGTAGCGCTAATACAGATTTTGACATCATTGGATTTGTCCATGACAACCCAATGCAGCGGTTCATCATTTGTAGTGACGCTACGTTAACTGATGAGTCAACTGCTCGTGCCGCTATTTTTGAGAATTCTCAATTCAACAGTGGTGCAAGTGGTAGCACAACCACAGGTATTTCTAGTGCACAGCTTGATGTCGCAACTCTAGATTCCTCTAATGCTTCTCTTCCTTTGAAGATTGTGGGCATACAAGATGATATAGATAACGCAGATTATACTGCTGCTGGTATTCCTATGATTGTGATGCTTAATAACCACGCACTGCTTCAGGCTGATTCTGAAGCTGCGATATCATAAGGGAGTGTAGATAATGGCTATTTCTAGAGCACAACTCGCCAAAGAATTAGAGCCGGGTCTAAACGCTCTCTTTGGTATGGAATATGGACGTTATGAAGGTCAGCATGCTGAGATCTTTGACACCGAGTCATCAGACCGGGCGTTTGAAGAAGAAGTGATGCTGTCAGGCTTCGGTGCTGCTCCAGTAAAAGGTGAAGGTTCTGGCGTATCTTTCGACGACGCGCAAGAAGCATACACTGCTCGTTACAACCACGAGACAGTAGCTATGGCTTTCTCCATCACTGAAGAAGCTGTCGAAGACAATCTTTATGATCGTCTAGCATCTCGCTATACTCGTGCACTCGCACGTTCTATGGCACACACAAAGCAGGTCAAAGCTGCATCAATCCTGAACAACGCATTCTCTGCTGGCGCATTTGCTGGTGGTGACGGTGTTGCTCTTTGTGATGCGTCACACCCGCTGACATCTGGTGGAACATTCAACAATGAGCCAGCAACTGCCGCTGACCTTAACGAAACTTCTTTGGAAGATGCGTTGATCAGCATTGCTGGATTCGTTGATGAGCGTGGTCTTATTATCGCTTTGCGCGGTATGAAGCTGATCGTTCCACGTCAATTGCAATTTGTTGCAGAGCGTCTGCCCGTATCAAATCTACGGGTTGGTACAGCCGACAACGATGTAAACGCACTCAAATCAATGGGCATGTTGCCTGAAGGCTATGTAGTCAACGACTACTTGACTGACACAGATGCGTTCTTCATCAAAACCGATGCACCAAACGGACTCAAGCACTTTGAACGTGCTGCTCTTGCAACCAACATGGACCCAGATTTCGACACTGGCAACATGCGGTTCAAGGCTCGTGAGCGTTACAGCTTCGGCTTCTCAGACCCACGTTGTATCTTCGGATCACCCGGAGCCGCATAAGTTTGGGCACAATAAATCAAAGGGCGGCTTCTCAGTCGCCCTTTTTTTATGTATAATACAGCATTCCTGACAGTCGCATGGGGCGGCTGACACTAGCCAAGACAGGAGATCTAAATGGCTAACACTACTTTCAGCGGTCCCGTCCGTTCCGAAAACGGGTTTAAGACAATTATTAAGAATTCTACAACTGGTGCTCTTACCAATGAAATGACTTTGTCTACTTACAGCACCTCAATCACAATTGCTGCATCTGGAACAGATCACAAAGAATCATCAATTGGCATTCCATCTAACTTTATTCCTATGGGTGTTGCTATCACAGTAACAAGTGCTGCGGCTAACAACGTGAACTTGGTTGATATCGGAACAGACGCCGACACAGACGGGTTTGTTGACGGCATTAGTGTTGCAATCAACTCAACAGGCTTCAAAGGTTTCTTCCCTTGTAATGGTGTTCTTGGCATGTCTGGTGGAACAACTACGGCTGCTACAGAAACTGCTGACGAAGTTGAAGTTGTAATTTCCGGTACAGCAGGTGCTGGTGGCGTTGTTGCTCTGAAGTTCTTTGGTATTGCCTCTGATTCACCAACTGCTTAATAGGAGACCGACATGGCTGCTTCTATTACGGCAAAAACAGTTACAGCTACTGGCACATTGCTGGGCGGAAGAACTCGACTAAAAGCTTTCTATGTAAAGACGGCTGGAAGTGGGGCACCTGCGGTGGTGTTTAAAAACGGCAGTGGTGGAGCAACACAGTTGTCAATGGTGTTTCATACATCTGATGATAACCAGATCACCATTCCTGACCACGGCATGATCTTTGATGATGAGTGTCATGTGACGCTTACGAACATTGATTCGCTCACAGGGTTCTTTGGCTAATGGCTAGAAAGCCATCTAAAATGCCAAAGCGCAACAAAAAGAATTTCCGCCCCACAAAGTCTGGGGCGGGAATGACTGAGGCTGGGGTAAAGGCATATAGACGTGCAAATCCCGGGTCTAAGTTAAAAACGGCTGTTACAGGCAAAGTAAAACCCGGCAGCAAGGACGCAAAAAGACGCAAATCGTTTTGTGCTAGAAGTGCTGGACAGATGAAAAAGTTTCCAAAAGCTGCAAAAAACCCTAATAGCAGACTTAGACAAGCAAGACGGAGATGGAAATGTTAAACATCAACAGTCTTATTGGTGGCTCAGCATTAGCTTTCTTGGGCTGGATAGCTTTGACTGTTGTCGAACTAAAAACAGAAACCGCAGTTATTGCGGTCAAGGTAGAAGAAAACCACAAGATATTATCTGTGTTGTGGGGAGATTTTATGGAGAAGAAGAATGGCAATCTCGCGTGGGTCACTCGCAAACCAAATATCCAAACCACCGCAGAAACGCAAGTTCGCTAGGAAGAGACCGACCAACAACCCTAACATAGCTAGGGGATGCGGGATCGTTCAAAGTAACAAAAGAAAAGTAACTAAACGTCCAAGAAGGAAACAAAGGAATGCCTAAAGATGCATGCTATCACAAGGTTAAACGACGTTATAAAGTCTTCCCGTCGGCGTACGCAAGCGGTGCCATTGCAAAG